GGGTTGACGTCATTGTTGGCGGTGCCAGCACGCAGTGCCGACTTCAGCAGAACTTCCGCTTGGAAGACGTTCGAAGGACCGGAGACGATCTTCTTCGGCGTCAGGCGGATGCGCTTGCCGTTGTTGTCCACTGCGTTGCGGATCTGGATCAGCAACTGCTCGAGCGACGTCTGCGACAGGTTGGCCGCAGTCGAAAGCTGGTTCGAGAAGGTGCCGGTCGCGATCGGGTGGTTGGTCGCCACCAGCGAAACGCCGTCGCCGCCTGCAAACGCGCCGTTGAAGGCCCGGTTCAGGATGTTCGCCCCAAGGGTTTCCTTGGTCTCGATCAGCGACTGAGCGAGGTGGCGAGCATAGGTCTGGCCGATACGGATGTGGTCACCGTCTTCGACAAGAACCTTGGTCAGGGCGAAGGCCAGACCATACACGCGGTAGACGTAGCGCTGGATGAACAGCACGCCGCCCGACTGGTAGGTGACCGGCATGCCGTCCGGAAGTTCCGGGGCGGCGCCGAAGCCGAACAGGACAGGCTCTTCGTGGTAGTTCCGGGGAATGCCCTTGAACTCACGGAAGACCTGCGACCATTCGTCTGCGCGCTGGTCATAGATGCCGTTGAACTCTTCGTTCAGGATCGGCTCGACGATGGAGCGGAAATCAGTACTCCGCATTGGGGTAGCCATGGTTCAAGCCCTCCTTAGTAAGCGGCGCGGTCAGCGACGTTCTGGTGCTCAGCAATCTGAACCTGAACGATCGTGAAGTTGTCGCCGAAGACGTTGTCCGGCCCCGGTGCGAGATCAATGATGCGCAGCGAGGCGTTGCCGGTGTCGGTAAGCGTAGCGGTGTCCAGCATCAGGGCCGACAGACCAGTGGTGGTCGAACCGGCGGTGATGGTGGTGAAGTCAGCCTGCTTGCCGATATCGGTCACCGCGATCGAGCCATTGGCTTGGATCTCGTAGACGATGGTCGGGTCGAGGGTCACGTAGGCAACGATGTCGGTACCAACCTGCGAGGCGGTCCACTTGTTGCTGACGCGGCGGCGGCCGTCGCCATCAGTGAACTCAACGCCTTGGAAGGTGCCGATGAAGCGGTTGCCGATGGCGGCCGCTTCGATGTTACCGTCAGTGCCGATCTTGACCGGCTGGTTCTGTAGAATGTTCGCGCTGTAGCCCGACACAATCGAGTAGGCGGTGGGGCGAACCACACCGCTCGGCGAGTATGCAGGACGAAGGCCGAACGGCTGAGAAACAGTGCTCATGTTCAGTCACCTCAGAAAAGGTTTGCGGGTCCGCGTTAGGAGAAAATCCCCCGACGCGGGTGGTGGTCACCACGCATTTCCTGCATACCATCTCCCTCGATGAGGGAAGCACCGGCCCGTGCCGCCTGTTCGCGCATCAAATCCGCGACTTCGGCGAGCTTGTCCTCTTCGCGAAGCGGAGCGTTGTGGTGAGCTTCCTGCATGAACTTCTCATAGAGGCTCTGCGGCAGCTTAAACGCCAACATCTCGTTCACACCAATGAAGCCGGTCCATTCGCCCGTCTTCACCGAGGCATATTCCATCCCGGGAACCTCTTCCGGCTTCACAGCTTCATAGCCGAGCTGCATGCGCCGATGGATGGGGTCACGCGGATTGGTAGTAGTGAGCCAGCACAGATGATAGCCGGGGATATCCGGCAGATCAGGTAGTGCGTCGTTAAAAAGCTGGTTCCGGAACATCTCCAGTCGATCGTCCTCAGAGATCTCGCGGTTCTCAGTGACAGTGCGTTCACTGGCCCCGCGCGTCTCCCGGCGTCCGACAACGTCGAAATCCCCGGCCCTCTTTAGGCGGTTGTCTTCAGTACCCTGTGTCATGTTGGCTTACTCCTTCAGCTAGCCGAACTATTACGATCATAGGCCTGATACGCCTTCAGCATTCGGTTCCGCGCAACGGGATCATCCCAAACACCTGCTTCGATCATAGCAGCCTTTCGTTCCGGTGTCACATAGATTTCGCGCTTGGTGCTCTGGGGAGCATGTTCGCGCGTATTGCCGGTCGGCGGGGCCTTCCGGCGGGGGCGTTCGGAGGTCTTGGGTTGAGGCTCTTCGCCCTCCCCAAAGGCGTCGGCCACGCGGGCAGTCAGCTCCTCCCAGTACTCGCGCGACGCCGGGTTGTAGCCCTCGCGGGCCAGCTCGGCGTCGATGCCCTTGGTCAGGGCGCTGTCCCGATCGCGACCCTGCGGGTCGTACCACGGGTTCGCCTCCATCCACTGCTTGGCGTAGTTGACGACGGCCGGGTTGACCTGCGGCGCGGCGGGCCGGGCGGCCTGCTGCTTGGCGTACTCGAGCTGCTGCGCCTGCGCCATGGCCTGATCGCGGAGGCGCATCGCCGCGACCACGTCCTCGCCGTTACCGGCCTCGGTGGCCTTGGCGATGATGTGCTCGGCCTGAGCGATCTCGGTGCGGGTCTGGGCGATCTTCTGCTCCAGCGAGCTTACCGCGCTCTGGTTGGCGTGGCCCTCGATCATCGATACGCGCCGCATCAGCTCTTCGTTCTGGCGCTGCAGCATCTCAATGCGCAGGCGGTCGGCCTCCTTGGCCTTGCGCAGCGTCTCGCGCCGCTTCTTGATCGTCCGGCTCGTCGGCCTTGTTCTCTTCGGGCGGGGTATCAACGGGGATCAGCTCCTCGTCGTCGTTCTCAGTCAGGGTGTTGTCAGTCATAACCGGCTTCCTTCTGTAGCCTTATCGATCAAATGAACGCCTTGATGGCCAGCGGGTCGCCGGTCACCTTGCCGATCAGATCGAGGTCGTTGAAAATGACAAGCAGAACCTCCTGCTCGCCGTCGAGGGACTTGGTAGTCCAACGATCTCCGCCGTACTTGGGCACGCGCACAAAGTCGCCCGGCATGCACCACGACCCTTCGGGCCACGGCTCCATGCTTGTACGGTTCTTGAACGCGAGTTCACCGACGCAGAGCACCTTCGCAATTTGGGTGTTCCACGCGTCGGTCTCGCGCGTCTCAGTGGTCAGAATGATCCCGCCCTTGGTCTGGGTCTTCGGCGTGCGGATCTGGACGATCACGCGGCTGCCGAAGGGCATGATGCCCGGGTCACAGGGCGGAAACGCCTCGTCGGCGTTGTCGTACCCAAACTCAACTTTATTCGCCAATTCCAGCATGTGCGCTCCTGTTGCTAGAGGTGGAAGTCTCTTTTTTCCCTTTCAGCCACCATGTCGATCAGCGTGCGTTTTGCGTGCTCAAGCCCGGCATAGATGCCGACGGCCCTGCCGTAGTCGAACGCATCCCGACCAGACGGCTGCGCCAGCGCTTCGGTAGCAAGCCGGGCTTGCTCTGTCTCCAAGCGCTGGAGCAGGGTCTCCAGCTTCACGCTGGGGTCTTCTTCCCGCCGCTGACTTCAAACTTGGGGTGCTGCCCCATCTTCATCAGCTTGTGCAGGTTGGTGTTCTCGGGGGTCATGCCACCGGCGGGCTTGCCCTTGCTCAGTACTGCATCGTTCTTAGCCATGTCGTAATTCCTTACGTGTTGGGGTTCGGGTTGATCCCGGTGCCGGTTGACACCGCGACACGTTCGCCGGAGGCGATTTCCGCAGCGGCCAGTTCCATGGCCGTGCGGTTGTCGTCCGCGTTCATGGCCAGACGCGCCTGCAGTTCGGCCTGCTTGCGCGCGTCCTCGGCCTGCTGCCGCATCTGCTCGATCGACAGCTCCTGCTGCAGCTCGGCGCCCCTGATCTGGGCGTCCTGCTGGTCCTGCTGCGCCTGCATCTGCAGCTTCTGCATGTCGAGCTGCATCCGCTGCTGCGCCTGAGCCTGCTGGAGCTGCAGCTTCTGCCCCTCGAGGGCGAGGCGCGGATCCTGCATCGGGGGCTGCTGCTGGAACTGCTGCATGATCGCCTGAGCCTGCTGGATGATCTGCGGCACCTGCTGGAAGAGCTGCTGCCCCTCCTGCAGGGCGGCCTTACCGGCCACGGCGAGCATGCGATCGAGGGCCTGCTTGGCGTCCGTGTCGCGCTTGTCCATGCCCCGCATGACGTCTCCCAAGTCTTCGCCGCCCATGCCCTCAGTCGAGATGTTGAAGACCTGCGAGGCGTACCACAGGGCGATGTGCTCCTTGAGGTGGTTCAGGATCGCCGGGATGTAGACCGGCGCGAAGATCGGGTTCGAGCCGAACATCGGGTTCATCAGGTACTCGATGTGCGTCTGGAGGTGGGCCAAGTGGTCCTGCTCTGGGAAGGCCGTCACTGGGCGGCCGAGCGAGGCGGCCACGTTCTCGTTGACGGCATTCTGCTCGGTCGGCTCCATGGCCGGGTTGAGCAGCTCCTTCCCGTCTGGGATCTTGAGCGTCTCGAGGATGCGCTCCTCGACCTTGCGGATGTTGTACAGGCCCGGAATGGCCGCCGCGCGCTGGGCCACGGCTTGGATCTGGGCGTAGCGCTGCGTCTCGCTGAAGATGTTCGGGTCGCTGACCGGCACGACGTCGAGCACGCCGTCGAAGTCGTCCCGCGTGGCGAGCTGGCTGCCAGCCTGCTGCTTGAGCTTCTCGTCGTCGAGGTACAGGCCGTTCAGCCGATCGAGGATGCGCAGCATGCGCGCCATGGCGTCGTGCAGGCGCTCGTGGATGGCCGAGTAGACGACCGCGCCCTGCTCCAGCTTGGCCAGCGTCGTGCCGACCGGCGCGTTGGCATTGCCGTCGGCGATGTCCTCGAGGGACGTGCGCACCACGCCCTTGCCCGCGTCGACCAAGAAGCCGAGGAGCTGGAAGAGCACCGGCGAGGGCTGGTTGTAGGGCAGGGGCATGGCCAGCTTGCGGACGTCGTCCACGTTCAGGCCGCCCTCGATCTCCTCGATCTGGCCCGGCTGCAGGGTCAGGCTCTGGCCGCCAGCCGTGCCGCCCTTGAGCTTGAGCATCGTCTGGCTGTTGCTGATGTGCGCAGCGTCGAGCAGGGCGCGCAGTGCGCCCGTCGCCGCGCCGCTCAGGCCGCCGATCATGTGCGGCAGGCCGATCGGGTAGGCGCCGCGCCACGGGATGAAGGGGAACTCGACGAACCACTGAAGCTCCTCGTGGCTGTCGTCGTCCTCTTCCCAGTTGCGATAAACTGCAAGTACCTTGCCCGACGGCTTATCGACCGTGACGATGTAGGGCATCGCCTCCTCGTCCTCGACCGCCATCGTGATGTAGGTCTCGTAGACGATGCGCAGGCCATCCTCGTTGTAGCTGGTCTGGTCGCGCCCCTCGATCTTGTCGTTGGCCTGCGCCGAGACGGACTGCTCCGGCTCCATGCCCGGGGGCGTGAGGTCCACGTCGCGGTACATGCCCGACTGGACGCGCTGCTCGTAGTCGAGCTGCGTCAGGTACTGCACGTGCGTCTTGCGCTGCGCCGTGTAGAAGTTCGTCGCGGCGTAGGGCAGGTACATCTCGTCGATGCCCACGAAGAGGGGCGTCGGCCGGTTGCGCTTCTCGTCCCAGCTCAGCTTGAGGTACTGCGCGCCGCCCAGTGGCACCTGCGTCATGAGCTGCTCAAGCTCAGCCCGGAACTCGGGCGACTGCACGGTCATCTGCCAGTTCAGCAGCTCGACCTTGCGCTTGGCCTTCTCGACCTTCTTCTGCGTCGGATCGCCGACGATGTTGTCCTTGGCCGGGCCGCCGGAGGGGAAGATCTCCTTCATCGCCCGGGCGGCGAAGTCCACGCAGGCCTCAGTGAGCATGGGATGCACGACCTTCGACGCGCCTTGGAACTGCGCCCCGCCCGGTGCGTCCTCGCCCAGACCCGTGCGGCGCAGGCCCTCCTCGTACTGCTCGTCGCGCTTCTTGCGCGCCTCCTTGTCCTTGCTGATCATTTCCAGCAGGGTCGAGGACAGGCTGGCCAGCTCGTACTCGGGGAGCGTCTCGGCGAGGTTGGCGTAGAAGTCGCCCTCGGGGTCAGGCCCCTCCTCGTCGAGCGTCACGATCGCGCCGCCGTCGGCAGTGTCCTCGACGCCGTCATCGGCCTCGCCGGGGAGTTCGACGTACTCGCCCTCGGGCAGCTCCTCTTCGTCCATGCCTCAGTCCTTCACGCGGCGTAGGGGTTGTTGACCACCTTCGGCGGGGGTCGATGTTGCTCAGTCTGCTTGGTCTTTAGCACGGAGACCAGCCCCTTGTCGATGCAGAGCCTCACGGCCTGCGTCATGGCGTCGACGTAGTCGTCGTGCTTGATGCTGTCGGGGCCGGTGAATGCGCAGAGTTGCGCGAGCATCGGCTCGATCCAGTTGCGCGGCCGCCCCTCGTACTTCTCGCTCTCGGGCAGCCAGATGCGCTTGCGTTCGAAGATGTGGCTGACCATGTGCAGGCGTGCCAGCTTGTCCGCCCGCCCCGGGTTGTAGGCGTAGGCCATGATGCCCTCGCGCTCGAGCATCTGGCGCAGGCTGATGCCGCTGCCCTTGTCCTCGATCAGGAGCATGTCCGGCTTGCGCCCCGAGCCGATCGGCTTCGAGCTGCCGAACATGGGCTTGATCAGCGCCTCGTTCTCGTCCCCGCCGTAGGGCGTGTTCAGCTCGCGCTTCGTGCGCTTGAGCAGGTCGGGCATGCCCAGCCGATCGGACCAGCAGTCGAGCACCATCAGGTGGCTGTGGCCCTCCTTGTCGTGGAAGCTGCCAAGCACGACGCAGGCCGTGCTGTCCGGGTCGCCCTTCTTCTTGTCGTAGGTGGCCTCGGTGAAGGCCGTGTCGAGGGACATGATGATGTAGTCGAAGGCTGGCAGCGGCCGCTTGGCTGGCCACAGGCGGAAGTTGCTGCGCTTGATGATGCCGCTCTCTTCCGGGTCGATCAGCTCGCCGTACAGCTCCTGCCGCCCGATCGTCGTGCCCTCGTACTGCTCGAGTTGCTTGAAGAAGTTGTCGGGCAGGTTGGCCTTGTTGTCGAAGGTCGAGCCGCGCACGATGATGCGCCCCTCCTGCGGGGCGCTGAGCTTGCGGATCAGCTCCTTGGGCTTGGGCGTCGTGGTCCAGAGCACTTGCGGGTTGGTGCCGAGGCGCATGCCGAACATGGCCATGTCCCACGTGTCCTCGTCGTACTGCCACGCGGCCAGCTCGTCGAACCAGCCGCGACAGTGCTGCGGGCCGCGCAGACGCTCGGGCTTCTCGGCCGTGAAGCCGCGTATCGTGCTGACCTCGCCCGCGACGTTGCGCAGGCGGATCATCAGGTCCGTCTTGTTGTACTCGACCAGCAGGTCGGGCGGCAGCACGCTTAGGATGCCGCTCTCGCCCTCGAAGCAGGTGAACTTCACGTCCTGATAGGTCGGGGCGATGACGCAGCTATCGAAGCCGGTCGCGTCCTCATAAGCGGCGCGGGATATCCACTCAGCCCCGACGCGCGTCTTGCCGAAGCCGCGCCCGGCAAGGACGCCGTACTCCGACCACGCCGATCGCGGCACGACTTGATTGGGGCGCGCTGTGGCCATCCACCGCCGCTGCCAGTCGAGGTGGATGCGCTGGTGGGGCGTGAGCCGCGCGAGGAGGGCGGGTATGTCTGTCACGCGTTCCGATACAGGCTCAGCGCATCACGGAGCTGGACGTTCATCGCGCGGATGCGGTCATAGCGATCGTTAGCGCTGTGCAGCGCGCGATCCAGTACGTCTCGCTCGCGGCGGGTGCGATCGAGATCGGCCTGCAGCTCGCGGATGCGACGCCACGGGTTCCAGATCACGCGTCTGCGTCCTTCTTGCGCAGCGCCTCGGCGAGCTGCAGCGTGAGCGCGGCCGTGTCGATGTTGTTATCGACCTTGAGCGTCTCACCATCCTTGTTGCCGACGTCCACCGTCGACTTCGGTCCGTACTTCTTCGGCGCCCAGCTCGCGAGCAGCTTCATGCGCGTCTCGATGCGCAGCTTGCTGAGCTGGACGTGCTCGCTGATGGCCTTGGTGCTGTCGGCGATTTCCAGCGTCTGATCGGCCAGAGCGTCGTGCCCGACCTCTCTTGCTTCCGCGTACGCGAGCGAAAGCCCTTCGTCTTCGCGAAGCCACTTCTGCCACGTCATCGGATGGAAATCCAACTCACGCGCCAGCGACGCGAGCGTCTCGCCCTTGGCGATGCGAGACAGGACTTCCTCAATCAGCTTGGGGTTCTTCTTCGGCGGGTACGGCATGGGTCGCAGCTCCTACAGTGCCCAAGATACGCCCTACAGGCCTCCAGCGCAAGTCACTCGAACACGAAAACCTCACCACGCACCTCGAAGGGCAGATCCCCCCTCTCCTGCATTC